AGGAAGAACTATTAAAGCAGACGCGACACAAAACGATCCCACCGATTGGAATGTTGGCTCTCGTTGCGGTGGTTGCAGTTGGTGTTGGAAGACAGCCGTTGAATTTATTCGCACTGATTTGGCACTGGGCACTTATGATGTTGGCGGTTATCGTGATGTTTCCGCTCGCCTCGATAGAGCAGTTCCCGTTTGCACCGATATCGATATTGCCTCCATCGAATGTCAGCTGTGGAGTTTCGATAACCAACTCGTTTTCACATTCTATTGTGGCATTGCCTGCCATGACATCCGCGCTGATCGTTAATTGGTTATTGTTTTCATCATCGTATGCCCTAAAAACGGATGCGCAAATGTTGCTCCATGGTTCATCTTCTGAACCTAGATTTATTCCACCAGCAGCAGGCAAGATGTCTTCAGCGTGCACCACGGAATCTTTGAACGTCTTTACACCGTAGATGGTTTGCGCTTCTCCTGCGGTCGATGAGCTCGTCGTGTGCGTCGTAACGCATCGGATTCCAAGTGATTCCAGTTCATTTCTAAGTTCATCTTCCAGCGCTTCGCGTGCATCAATCTCACTCTGAAGATTTGCAGCCAGTGCATAGCCAGATTCGACGAGGTTGATGGTTTGAACGACGCCATCCGACACGGTCACGGAAATATCGATGACGGCTCCGACTTTGGTTGATACGCCGGAATACGTTGGGAAATACGTCGCGGGTGTCGTCGTAACGTATGCGATGAGTACGAGGGTTTCTGTGGAATCGCCTTCGATTTTTGCCCAAAGTCCAAAGCTGTTTGCGGAACCTGCGGATAGACAGCTTGCGGTGTTGTCCACGGAACAGCTGATTTTGGCCGTATTGTCTGTCGATTGAAATACAGCCACAGCCGTTCCGCTGGCCACTTTACCGATGAGCGACGTGGATGAAACGCCCGGTGTGGATTGCGTAAAACAGCCGCACGTACCCCAGATGATTTTTGCGCCCGCCGTTGCTCGCGTCAATAAAGCCTTGCCTGCCGTCGTCAGTGTTGAAACGTCAAAATGCATAATTCCTCCTTCAAAGATTCGATTTGTAAAACTACAAAAAGAAAGTATAATTCAGTTTTGCTGGCGTGTGGGTTGGCCTGCTCGCCGGTAGACCTTTTTATTTGCTGACCACAATGCCTCCCTGCCAACGCCATGAGGTGTCAGCATTCAGATATTGAACAGCCGTTTTGCCGAGTTTGAAGGCTGTCAAAGGCTCCGTTAAATCGCCATATCGTGCGATGGAAAGTTTGAATAAATCCGAATCTACGCGGACGCGTTTCATATTCGTTGCGCCGTTGTAAATCATGTAAAGCGGAATGCTCAACGCACTGCCATCTTCTGCATCCGGCAACGTCTTCTCATAAGGGATGTTGTCCCAAACCGAAGAGGCATAGTGCAGACAACATAGGTTCGACTGATTCAGCGACTTTGGCGATGTGCATTCCGTTGTTCCGTCGTGAATATAGGTGAACAGCTGGTTCTTGAGGACGGTTTCAAAATCATCGAGACGCTGGCCGTTGTCGAAATCCTGATGCTTCACCGCAAATGCGGATTTAGATGTCGAATCTACCTGATTGACAAATGCAAAACGCGCCCCGTATCGCTGTTCATCCGCACGCGTGCCGCTCGTGATGCAGATGTGAAGATAAATGGCCATGCCGTTATCGGTGGCAACCGTCGCAATCCCGAGTGTTTTGGTGGGATCTGAATACGGTTTCAGACCACCCGAACAGTATCGGTCTTCCACCCCGATGTTCGTCAGCCGATATTTGAACGAACCGGTAGAACTCTGCGCCAAGCCTCGTGTCCCGGACGCTACAAATCCTCCCTTATAAACGCTCGTCCCAATGAAACCATGATTCATCAGAGCACTTCGGAACTCACTCAGCGTGTACGAGGATGACAGAATGTCCGTCTGAAGCGTTGAAGACCAGGCATCGGTCAGCACGCCAAAGCCTAAACCTCGATATTGGTTCATACCGCCTTTCCCGACGTTATATCCAATCGCATCGACGGTTTGTTCTTCGGCACCGATATAAAACACGACGAAAGGCCGCTCACCGTTGGTATTTGATGTGCGATGAAACAGAAAAGCCACGTAGTTTCCCGTCGAATTTATCACCGATGCGGCGGTGTAATGGCTGGACAGCGGGCTGGCAATGCCAGCCTGAAGCGCTGAGCTAACCGTCGAAAGGCTTGGGGCCGCATAGGCCATGATGGCGTCGAAATAGCGGTAATTGGATGTCACGGTTGACATATTTCTCTCCTATGAAATGGTTTCAAATGGTTGTGAGGCGAGTTCATTATGCGTGAATTGTTCGACAAGGTAATATTCGAGCTGGAGCGGTTTTCCGGCGAAGTAGTCACTCAGATAGCTGGTGTCGTTCCATGTGATGGTATTTCCCTGAATCGAATATATTTCGTTCGGTTTGTACGGAAGTGGATAATCATAATCCGGAATATCGAATTCAAGAATCGTGAGCGTCGTGTTGATCGTCTGAGTGATAGCGGGCGTCGAATAAACTTCGATAGCTGTATTGTAAAAGTTGAGTCTTGCCGTCTGAAGCGCTGTATTTGTGCCCGTGTAGGTATTGGCGCAAAGCCCCGACAGAATGAGTTTTCCTTCGCCAATCGCAACAAGACCAGAACGATAGGCATTGTAAATATCGGCGGGAAGCTCTCCGGACTCGGTGCCGTCGGCATAAATCGGCGTATAATTCGAGCCTTTTCCGTGATTGTTATTGCTACTCCATGTTTGCCCGCCGAATATCCACCAACACCGGCTTTTGACGGGCGTCGCAAGGCGAGCATTGTCGGGAATCTGAACTGTATCACCCCAGTAAATCACCGTTTGATGCGTTTCCAATTTCGGGACGCTGCCGAGGTCACACCGTTCTTTGAACAGCGCAGCGTGATAATGCGTCAGCGTTTTCCCAAATGTCGCATCAAAGATGGCATTTTTAACGAGGTTTGCCGGAGCTTGTTCCATAGCCGTTCGCAGAGCAGCAAGTAGCTGATCACAGGTTACAGACGAATCATCGTCCGCATAAACCTCGAGAACGAGGGACTGCGCGTTGACGCGTGTATTGACTTCGTTGCTCCCGGCGGCGGAGCGTACGAGAGACAGCAATACATCGTCGTTGATCGTCAGAGCGCGGTTGAGATAGTCGATCACAGCCTGTCGTCTCGATTCGATCGTTGCCGAAGTGGCTGGTGTAATTCCGAATTCCGTCTCAAACAACGCAATGATATCGGTGTCGGACGTCTGAATATAGGCGTTCCGATAAAGTCGCATTATCCCATTGGTGAACGGATCGATGATGGCGTCGTTTGCCTGCGCAATGCGCGTTGCTTCGACGATCCCGTCCGTGCTTTCCGGGACATCAGTTTGACTGAATACTTTTGCGCTGACATAACAGCCATCATAGCCAGAGCCTAGTTTGTTATTCCAGAGCAGTGCTTTCGCTTCAGCTTCAGCAAGGGTGTCGAATACGATGTCAGAATGCTCCAGATCGACGATAACTGTAATGCCATGGGAAACCATCCACTCGATGAGCGATTTGGTGTCACCCAAGCCAGTCCCGAACACATCTCGATATGCCTTAATGCAAGCGATTTTTGAATTGGCCACCGCATCAATCGAGCCGACCTCAAGACAATACGTGCATATTGTTTTTGCCTGAACGATAGGGCCGTAATATTCCGGAATCAGAGCAAGACACGTCTGTTCCTGAAGCCGCGTGATTTCGTCACTCATCGTCGGCCTCCGTAATGCTAAAGCTGCCGGTGATGGGCAGTTTGACGCCGCCCGTGGCGGAATAGGTCAGCGTAAAATCGCTCGTGTATCGACGAAGGATTCTAGTGAGCACAAGGCTCGTCACGCTTTGGATGTCCGACGACTGGTTGTGAATGGCGGCTTCCATGCTCGAGAAGGAAATCGTGAGTTCGTATTCGGATTTAAAGGCGGAATTTAAGGTCGTGGCGCACTCACCGCGCATTTGCTCAAAATACTTCGTGATGGCGTTCTGAATCTTCGTTTTGAGTTCAGCGGTCAGCGATGCGCCCTCGGCCATCTTCAGCTCGATAGTGACGCTGTAAACATGAGTAGACGGCGCAACGACCGTCACTTTGTGCCCAACAGGGGCTTTGCCTGCGCCGTATCCCGTGGCGGATTCCGGATCAATCCACGTCTTTAGAGCAGTAATCGCGGCCGCATCCGGCGGCAGATAAGCACCGTCCGTCGTCGCAATCGTCGGCACGAGCATGACAGTTCCGCCACCGTTAAAAGCCGGAAAGAAAAAGAAACCATCGAAGTTGTAGCCGCCATCCTGTGCATACGCCGACAGCACCCACGTTTTGTAGTCGTCGAAGTTCCCGCCATAGCCTTTGGTTTTGGCAATCGACCACCAGCGAAGCCGGAAATCTGCATCCGTTTCTGCGTCACTTCCGCCATCCACGCATTTCACGAATGCAACGCGAGTCAGCGAATGCGCAATCGGGAGTTCTTCAAGTTCGCCGAAATCGCGTCCACCGTTGCTGCCCTTGGTCAAACACTCAACGATGTAGAACCCAGATCCTTCCGACGTGATCACTTCGTACGTGTAATTGAGGCCGTTCGTGGAAATGAACCGCGTGCCCTGGACACTCGCCGTTTTGACCGTGAGCGATGCAGTCGAAGGCGTCACCTTAATGCGCCATTTGGCCGCTGTAGCCTGATTTCGATAAACTTTGTTCTGAGCCGCGCAGAGATCGAGATATTCGCCGGTCGCGGTCTGGATGCGGCTCTGCTTTGCTACCTGATAGAGTGCATCAAAACATTTGGCGATGATCATCGCCGCAGGTGCCGTCATGTCGAACACGACTGAACCCTCGCGTTTATCGACGTCATCCGCGACCTGGTTCAGTGCTTCGGTGTGTAAGGATTCGTAGGTGTATTTCGTTAATTCATCGTAGATGGTATCAGCCATGTTGAGCCTCGGGGCGTTGCGGGGCAGAGCCCCGCAGTGGGGGTAGCGGCGTATCGACCAGAGGGAGATAGCCGCGCAGGGGGCGACTGCCCCCACCAGAACTTACAAATTCAAAGACGTTTGAACGGACAGCGATCCGAGGTTTGTCACGACATTGACCGTCACTGAAATCGAATCGCCGTCTACCGTCAGATTCTCGACAGAAACCGACGAAATGCGGTCGTCCTGTTTGAGCGCTTCTTTGATGGCCTGCGGGAGCGCGGCCCTGATGTAGCTCGTCGGTTTTCCGATCATGTTGCGCAGTTCGATGCCGTAGAACGTCGAGTAAATCGGCTCCATGTAGCGCTCGGTCTGCAGAATCTTCTGAACCGCCTGATAAATCGACTCGAAGCCGTCGCACTGCTGGACGAGGCGGCCGCGCGCTCGGTCAATGCCCCACGTTTTGGATGGCCACGTGCCGCGACGTGTGGCCGTTGTCGTCGTGTTATTCAGATTCGGGATCATTGGTGATGCCCTCCACGCGTTGCAGAATGAGGAACTGATAAGGCGGGAACTTGATCATCAGGACTTTGTCGCCATGTTCAAGGCCGCGCCAGAGCATGATGCTTTCGAGCGCCGGATTGATCGCATGAAGATGCTTTAACGGCAGCGTATTCGGGCTTGGTATGGCTGGATTCTGAATCCTGCGCGGGTTATCTGGCGTTCCGGGCACATCGTCGTCTGTGGCAGGTCTTTCCGGATCGAAATCGGGATTGGCCACGTACATTTCCATGCCCATCGGCGCAAACACGATCGGCGCGCCGAGATTGCCGACGGCCTGATAGTCCACGAGCGCCTCTTCCATCGTGTGCGCGTGCTTTGCGTTGTCGTCCTGCGGAATTTTGATAACCGTCTCTTTGCAGAAGCACGACACGACGAGGAAATCCTCGGTGAGCTCGAGGCCGTCCTGTAGTTTCACCTTGAGCGGATCCACGCTCGTCACTTCGCCAATGCAGACACTTGCGGCGTAGCTTTTGGCCTCCTGACGCGCCGCCTGCATGGCCGTATTCATGATTTCTCGTCCTGCGCTCATAATCCACCTCCCGCAAACAAAAGCTGCAACGTCATCGTGTGGTTGTCGAACGCGTAGTTGTGCGTGCAGTTCGACACGATGAAATTCCGGTTTTCATATTCATCGCCCAACTCTGGCAACGACACAGTGATGACGCATCCGGCATGCACTCGCCAATCGCCAAAACACGTCAGCGAAAGCGCTTCAGTGGGCTGGCCGTGCACCGTCAGCGTCTTTTCGGCCCGTTCTTTGAGCTGAGCATCCGTTTCGTTGCCATCGACCTTGCGAGACAGCCTCAATCTGCCCCAGAGGTTTGTCTTTTCATCGTCGTGGGCTTCGCCCGCCAGTCTCAGGTTGCCGCCGCTTCCTTCGCGCCAAAAATGCACCTGGTTGTAGGTCGATTTGTCGATCGACTTCTCGTACTGATAACCGTTGATGTAGGCCGCCGAATCGACGCAGATGTCGACGACGTCGTTTTCGACATTGATGAGCTCGAGTGCCCGTTCATTTGCCCGCACGTAAAAGAGCTTTGCTTCGTTCTGAAGTTCCGCATCGAGCGCATCCTGAAGCACCGAGAACAGCGTTTTGCCCTCACTGAGTACCGGCTTGAGCGGATAGGACGCGTCATCGACCGTTCCCGCATCGAGGGCCGCGTATTCGCAAATCGCCTTAAATCGCTCACTCAGCGTCTGTTTTGGCCACGGATAAAACACCTCGGTTTTCAGATAGCGAAGCACGTCATAAGCCTCGACCTGCACCGCAATATCCTGCGACAGCTTGACCGAAAACACGAAGCCGTAAAACACCGTGTCATCGCCGCAGGTCACGTGAATGACGCCGCCCGGCTCGACGTTCACATCCGCATCGCGCACGAAAACGAACGTCGCCTTAGTCGCTTCGGCCTTGAGTGAACCCGAAATCGTAAAAGACGTCGTGACGCCCGTGAAGTCGTACACATCGCCGTCAATGTTCGCGTGTGAATCGGTAAAATCAAACTCGTTTCCGTCGTTCGGCTCCTGATAAAGAATCGTGAGTTCATCGGTCATGTTGCGTGCCTCATCGAGCTTTTAGCCACCCAGCCGAGTGCTTTCTGGTTCACGGCGATCTGATACGGAAAGAATGTGTCGATCGTCGTCTTCGTCTGAACCGCTCCCGGCAGCGATCCTTTGATGAGTTGCGGCCCGTTGCGGCGAATGCCGATGATGACGGCTTCCTGTTCGAGAAGTTGCGAGGGCGCATTTTTAATGGCGTCGATGCCCTTGGCAACGGCCGTCGCGTAGTTCTGACACATGAAGTCCATCAGCGTTGGAAGGAATGCCGCGCCGCCCATGGGATCGCGATAGTAGTTGCCGTTCACGATCACACGGTCGCCGATGCTGAATTCGGTCTTTGGCCTCGCTTCGCGCACGGCGTTGTATGCCGTTGCTTTGTCGCCGCTGAAAATCTGTTTGAGAGCCACAAGCCGACGCGAATTCGCACCATACGGGCGATATTCCTTGAGAGCCAGCGAGTATGTGACATCGTCGTCGGCAAAAGCGTAGGTGAATGTGAAGTTTTCGACGGTGACGTACATGGCTTCCATGTCGAACCCCACAAATACGGCCTTTGAGGGCGTCTTGGTGTCCTGAAGCCACGTGATCATCGTCAGATAATAATCCGGCGAGTAGAATGTTTCGCGCCCGCGCACATAGTTGCGTTCGCCAGTGCGCGGGAAAAAGCTGTCGATCTGAAACGTGATGAGTTTCGGCTTTCGCAGGACGTTCACTTCGCCGTGCTTGACCGTCGAAGTCGAGACGTTGTCCCCGGCTCTCGTAAACGCCAGTTGTTCAGGCAAAACGGGGAGTCGCAGTGATACGGCATCGTCGCCCTGATGCTCCGGCGTTTCAAATTCGAGATAGATGTCACATTCGCTCATAGTTCACCTCAAATCGCGTACTGAAGCCCCGTCTGAAGCATCAGATTCTGACCGCGAGCTGACACGACTTCCTGCTCAAGACGGTCAAGCATCGCGTCAACGTCTGCTGTTTCGTGCACATCGCCGAATGTCGCAGTGATTGCAGGTTGAATGTTGTTCACCCGATTGATAATTTCGGCTTGAGCGAGGTCTTTAAGAATCTGTAGAGATTCTTGATCGATTTTCGTTTTGCCGACCTGCTTGACATGAAGAGGCTTAGTCGGTGTGATGCCTGCCTGAATGCGGTCATCCTTTGGCGTCATCATATCCAGCGTCGGTCCAACAAACTGCATATCCATGATCGGTTCGAGGTTCTTGGTTAGCGTATCGCCAATAAGAGATACGGCTTCTCCAACACCTTTCTCGACACCTCCAGCGATTTGATTAGCACCTTCAACAAAGATATCCGTATCAAACGACTTGTATTCAAGCTCATCGTCTGAAAACATATTATGCAAACCAGTTCTGGCATTTTCATACAATGTAACAACGTTTTTTGCGACGCCGATCAAGATCTTGATACCACCAGCGATTGTTTCTACAAAGCCTTCGACAATCGGTTTGAGACGTTCCAAAACCGATCTGAAATCGCCCCAGATTTCCTGTGCGGTTTTTCCGAACTCTTCGTCTTTTGTGAACATTTCGCCGATATCGTCGATCAGTCCCTTGATGATGTCCCACACAGAGAAAAGTATTTCTTTGATGGGTGTCACAACTTGTTCGACGTAAGGCGCAATCGCTCCAATGGCGTTTTGAATAAAATCAAAAGTATCACCTGCAACTTCCGAAAACCATACAAAACCATCGCTTAATTTATCCACCATTGCTGCAATCTGAGGTGAATTTGCCAAGTCAGTGATGCGTTGTGAAATGGGATCGAGAGCTTGGGCTGCATCGTTTTTGATGCGTTCCATGATTGAATTCCAAGTTTTTGGAGCCTTTTCGAACTGTTTTTCTATATCTTCTGAATTACCGAAAATTGCGTCTTTAGCAACCTGTGACGTGAGTTTTCCCTTGCCTGCTTTATCAAGAAGTTCGGATGGACTACTCACATTTGCCGCTTTGGCGAGGGAGTCTGCCAGTGCTGGTGCCTGTTCCATGATTGTCTTAATCTCTCGAGAATCGAACCCCTTCATCAGACCACGCGAATACATATCCGTGACTTGCGCGGCTTCCGCATCCGTGACGCCGGACGCCTTGAGCTGTTTCTGAAGCAGTTCGTTAAAATTCATTGCCTCGCCAATCGAACCGAACGCATCCGTCGTCTTGAGCAGTTTGATCGATGAAGCCGTAAAATCATCAGCGGACATGCCGATGCGGTCGGCATACTTCACGCCCCAGTCCTGAATATCAGCGCCATCAAGCCCATTGCGCATTTCAGTGCTCATAGAGTTGAGGCTGTTGATCTGCGTAGTTCGGTCGCTTGCAATGGTGGCCAGCTTGTTAAATCCGGCAACCGCCGCCGTCACACCGCCAGCCATAAGCCCGATTTTTCCAAGCGCACCGCTGAGTATACCGCCTCCGCCTGCGCCAGATCGTAATTCTCGCGCACTCGTCTGTGCGTTTTGTTCTGTTTGATTCATGCCCGAACGAAAGAACCCAGCGATGCGGCTGAATCCGCCTTTAACGACTGTGCCAAACGCCCTGAATCCGCTTTGAGCCGCAGTACCAAGCGCCCTAAAACCACGTGACGCAAGGCCGGGAAGGTTCTCAACACCTTTTTTGATAAAGCCACCAACCGACTTCATGACCTTTCGGATCGCGCCGCCAATCCCCAAATAGTTGTCGCCTTCCAGGACGGGGCCATCCCCTTCCTGGACAGGGCTGGCATGTGTCGTCTGGGGGGCAGTCGTTGGCACCGTAATATTGGCTGAGGCCTCAGCTAGTGCCTGTGCATGATGGGCCGCCGCTTCATAAGCCGCAGAAATGCCCTGCACCGAATTCGCGACGACCGAAAGTCCGGAGTTGATGTTCCCAGCCTGCGCAACTTCCTCAAATCTCGTAATCGAGTCGATAAGCTCACCCATTGCCGATGAAGTTCCCTGAATCGCCTTCATCATGGCGTCAAGCGCTGGCGTCACCTTGTCTTCAAGTACAATCTGCTGTCGAATGGTCGTATCTTCGCTCATCGTTCTCGCTCACAAAATTCGTCAATAATGGCGTTCACAAGCCCGCGCTCTCGCGGTGGCAGTTCGGCGTACTCGTGCGGCCAGCGGCGCATCTTGATGACCACGAAATACGCCCGCCACATGTCCGCCTGCCGCGCCTTCAGGGCTTTTTTGCCTCGTCGTAGGCCTCATCCTCGATGCCATGCGCACCAAACCCGGAAATCTTCGCGATCTCTTCACCGAGTCGGTTGATCTCGCCCGGCATCAAAACCTTGTGAATCAGAGCTTCCGGCGTCGCGACGCCCGCTTTGTTGAGCCAGTCGGCGCGCTTAAATTCGGGCTCGACGACGCAGTTCAAAACGATCGTCTCCGAGAATTTGATGTTGTCAAACTCGCGCTTTCCGCCACGTGTTACGTACGACTGACGAGAAAATGCGCGGTATTCCTCGTTTGTCATCGGTCTGATTTTGAACGGATGTGATGCAAGTCGTTCTGAAACGACGACTTTGTGGGTGACATCTTCCTGCGCAGCTTCGATGAGGAAATCTTCTAAACTTTCCATTTTACTTTTCTCCTTTCATGAGGGTTTGCCGCTATGGCTCTGCCATACGCGGCCTTCGCGCCGGGCTATCTCCTGACGTCGATACGCCCGGCGGCGCTTCGCGCTTCTAGTGTTGCGGCGTTTCGTTGAATTTCGAGTTCTGGTTGTAATCATCAAATGTAAACGGAACATCTTCTGTTAGAATGTCTCCGTCCTGATCGAATTTTGCGAGCACAGAACTGTCAATATTGACGTCGTATAGCGTCACAGAGTTAGTCCCAACCGTAGATTCAGGATCTTCATTATTGATCGTCATCGTGAAATACGTATCCACGCCCGTGTCTTTGTATTTCTCGACCATCTGGCGATAGAACGGTGACACGTAGAAGATGCTGAACGTCCCGGCACCACTAATGCCGACGGTCTTATGCTTCGTCATACGTTGCCCGACGATCTTCACTTCGACCTTGTTCTTTGTAATGGTTGCCTCGATATTTTTTGCATAAAACGCCTCGTGCATGATGCCGTCAATCGTGACATATGCACGGCCTTCTTTTGCGGAAATCACATCGGTTGCGCGTAAATCTGCCATAAATTACCTCCTGTTATCGGTTGACGTAGGTCGTCATGTAGAGCTTTTCCATCACATCGACGGGCTTCACCCACCAGTTCACGACGACGGAATCTAGGTTTTCGCCCTGCTCGACGATGATGTCGCTGTCCTTGTCGAAGTCCTGAATGAGCTCCAGCGACTCAAGCTGTCGGAAATACTGGACGAGCGTGGCTTTGTAGTTGGCGCGTTGCGTCGCGTTGTTGTGCACCTTGCCGCAGTAGGTCTTGTCCCATGTCAGCTGGATCGTGTTCCCGATCTCATCGAGCGTGTTGATGATGAGATTCTTTTTGAACGAGTCGTCTTTGTTCGTAAGATCATTGCAGAGCGTGTTGATGTCCTGCTCAATGATGACCGTCCCGTCGTTGAGCTGCGAAAGTACGAGCCAGCCGGTTTTGAGCGCTTCGACGATATCGTCATGAGTTTGCGGCGAACCGACGACTTCAATCGCGTCAGGAATGGTGGCGTGAGTCAGTGATTTTCCGAGTTCTGCACCTGCGCTCAATCCGGTCAGCTGCGCGATGAACTGCGCCGCCGTGATTGTGCCGTCCTGCGTCTTGTAGCCCTGATTGCACGAAATGATGCCCTCGTAGTCCGAACCGGATAGACCGGCCGAATTCAGCAAGACCGCTTTGCACTTGCGCCCTTCGTTTTCGCGAAGCTGTTTGATTGTCGTTTTGACGAGGGTTTTGACCTCGCTTTCGCTCGACATGACACCCATGACGTTGAATGTCTTTGTAGCCAGAACGGCAATAGCTGAACTGATGGACGCCGTCGATTCCGTCCCGCTGACGCCGCCAGTGAGGGCCGTTCCCGCCGTTGCCGTCGGCGACGTCGAGCCTTCCGGATCGTTGAGTTCAAAGTCTACCCAGTCGTTCGAGACGAGCTTGTCGAGCGTCGAAATGCGTTGCGTGTCCTTGCCGACGCCGTTGAGCGCCGTCGTCACGTCGTAAACCGCTGGCGTGACGTTCGCCACGGCGCTGATGATCACACTCAGGTTGTTGCCGAATGCGCCCTTGTATTTGGCCGTGATGTCGAGGTTGCCGACCGTCGCCGAAGCTTTGACGGCGCTGGTCAGGTCGGTGCGTGCAATCAGAAGTTTGTACGTATTCGACAGAACGAGCCGATAAATCAGCGCGCTTGAATCGACGAACATGCAGCCGACTTTCTGAAGCGACTTGCCGTTGAGCAGTTCAGACGAATAGAGCTCGATGAAATCCGGCCCCCAGCCGGTCGCCAACGGCATAGCGGCCACGCCGCGTTCTCCCACGGAAATGGCAGGCGCGCTCACGGCCTTAAAGTTGATGTATGCGCCCGGGCGCACTTTGTTTTGAGCGATAAATGTTCCTCCAGCCATAAGGCCTCCTTATCGGATGTGTTGAGTTTGAGTAAATTCCGCCATCGTCGTGCCGCTGTCCGCCGGATGTCGGCAGCGAATGCGATAGTTTGCGTAATACGTGATGTGATCTTCGATGAACCGGCACTCGGCATTACGTGCACTCACGGGCAATCGAACCGTCTGCGAGTTCTCGACGTAGGCATCGACCATGATCTTGCGAAGCGTGAGCATGAGCGTCTCGCGCCACTGGCTCAAAAGCGAATGATGGGAGAGGGCTTCCGTCACGGGGTAATAGCTCACCTCGATCCGGTGCTCCCTGAAGCAATAGCGGTCGAGTCCGGGCACTTCGTTCACCGAGGTTTCAAAGACAAAGAAACACGGCTCGTCGAAGTCCTGAAGCATGCGCTCGTTGTAGATCGACTGGCCGGCTGCAATCGTGGCGAGTGCCCGCACAACCGCGCCGCTAATCGCGTCATGGGCCACTACTGCGCCAGCCATGGTGGGTTACTCCTGTTAAATGCGGCGAATGCCTCGGCATAGCGCACGGGAAGTTCCTGCCTCAATTCGGCGACTGAATCCGCGACCATGTGTCTGCCGGGAATGACGCGCTTTCGCGTGACGATGATGTAATATCCGTCTTCATCCGGCTCGGCGTGTCCCGTCGGGTTGCCGGTTCCCACTTTGAGCGTCTGCCCGAGGTATTCCACAAAACGGAGCCGCCCCATCTGCATCTTCATCTTGAGGATCATGCCCGGCTTTTGTTTGTAGCCATATTCGACGTGAGCCGCGTAATCAGCCGGATTGTAGATTGTCATCACGACCTTGCTTTCGCCCGGCGTGAACGTCGAATATTTAGCCCACCCTTCGCGCAAAACGCCGAAATCCACGGGCGTCCGTTCGGCAATGCCCCCAATGAGCGCGTCGTAATTTCGTTTGCAGAAATCGCCAAAGAACGCCTTGTATTTCTTTTTGTAGAGTGCCGTTTGAGCGGCGAGCCCTTTCAGCGCATTCTGGTTAGTCATCGGGCACCTCCGATTTGTCGATCTTGATCGTGGCTTTAATGTGCGTCGGGTAAACTTTTGGCTCTCCAATGGTTCCGCGATAAATCCGGACGACGGTGTTTTTCCGGTACTTGCGCACGACGAGATAGTCGCCGCAGAACAAGTCCGCATCCGGCCTGCAGTGAATCGAGATGTACTGATCCGCTTCCAAAAGTGCCTGCGGACGCGGCATGGCATCGTCGGCCGCTTCCGGCGAAGCCAGACACGCGACATTCTGGAGCGACGGAATTGCAAGGCGCACGTTGTGCGTCGCGCCGTTGGCGTCCGTCTGTTTTCCGTGGCGGTAAACATCAAACCGGTCGCGGTAAAATTTGGCAAATACGCCGCTGTATTTAGACAGGTCTATCATCTACCACCTCATCTTCCGAAAATGATTCATCTGTTCGCGATAGTTCAAAAGCAGATCATCCAGATTGATCGTGTGTGCGCGCCGGTTGGCATCAAACGACAGATTGACATCGTCCACGCTGATGCTTCCAATTTCGCCCGCTGGCGTTTCGGAGCCATCATCGCCACTGTGCATGGACTTGAGCAAGTCCACGGCGAGGTTTGCGATAACGAAACGAGCGGCATCGGGAATGTCGGAGCGGTTACAGTAGTTCTGAAACGCAATGCCGACTTCTTCGATGGCCAGTTTGATTTCGTCATTGGTAAGGGTAAGCGACGCCGTTCGGGCGCGGACGATGTCAAGCGTCGAGGTCATTTGCGCCTCCGGGATTTGGCTGGTTCGGCTTCCTGCGTTTCCGCTGGCGCTTTGGTTTCCGTTTCGCACACGGGGATGCAGAGCGCCTGAAGCTCGTTCTCGTGTTCATTCTCGATCTCAAATTCATCGCCGACGGGATGCCATTCGCCGTTGTAAACAACCGGGACTTTGCAAATCACTTTTTTCATGGGTTCGCCTCAAATATATCAGTTTGCCGACGCGTATTGACCGACCAAAGGGAGGGAGAAGCGTCGCAGCGTGCCGCGTATGGCAACGCCATAGCGGCCGCCCAAAAGAAACTAGGCCGTAAACACGTTCATGACGTACACGCTGTCCATCTCCTCAAACGATGGAAGCGCCAGCTGTTCGACGACGGTTCTGATGTTCACGGGATCGATGGTTTTGTTGGTATAAACGCAGACGCCTTCGTTGTAGATGGCCGACGAATGCAGCGAATTGTTGCCGTTAAGAATGTCGAATTCCGTAGGCGTGGTGCCGTAATTCGTGTAACCGAGCGTGTACGACGGAAGGAGCGTCACCTTGCCGTCGGGGTAATATTTCGCGTTCGTGCCGCTCAGGTTTTTGTAAATCGCGTCGTTCAGAATGAGCTCGCACTTCGTGGCGTTGCGGATGTAAGCCTCGACTTCCGAATCGAGCACGTTGCCGCCCAGCGGACGGATCGCTTTTTTGACTGATTCTGATTGCGCAATGCGGTTGAAAGTCTCGCTGTTCATCAGAATCCGCGCCGTAATGACGCCGTTCTGGATGCGGTGGCACTTAATCGCGTCGGTGATGTCCTTGATTGGGTCGCTCGTCGCCTTGTTGGCCGCCGTCCACGTGCTCGTGCCGGTCAGCGTCACGGTGTTGTTCGTCGCCCACGTGCCGGACGTGTCAAAATCGAACGTCTGGTTGAGGTTCTGCCCGTCTTTTGAACAGACGATGTCGATTTTGCCGTACGCAAGCAGGCTCATGCGCATCTTTTCGGCGGCGACATCCGCACCGGCGATGAGGTCGGCGTAGTCCTTGTAATAGCGGCGCATAATCGCGACGACGAAGTTATCATCCTGCCCGTGCAGGCGAAGCAGATCGGCCAGATCCTGACGTTCCTCTTCGGTGAAGGCCATGGCCTCCTTGAAAAACGGAATCTTGGTGTGGACGCTTTCGACGGCGATGCGCGGGCGCAGAAATGCTGTCGTATCGAGCGCGGACGGGCGCAGTTCGGCAGGCGCGCCATGAAATCCCTTCACAAAGTCGAGGCGAAGCCCCTTGTGTTTGAGCGCCGGAAAAAACTGTTCTCCGATGAAATTGTAATGCACATCTCCGCCGCCTTTCATCGAATTGTAATATCCGACGAGCGCTTCTGCGGAGTAAACCTCACTGATATCTGCTGCCATAATGTAAAATCTCCTATGAATATGCGTTTGATTTTGGTGCGGCCGCTATTGAGTTGCAATACGCGGCACGCAGCGGCGCTTCTCCCTCCCGTTGGTCGGTCAATACGCGCCGCTTTTTTATGCAATGACCACTGCGATCGTCTGGTTAGCCTCGATGTCCGATATCGTATAAACGCCGCTTACGGCAGTGATATCCGTACCGTTCGCCTGAACCGAGGTTACAGAGTGGCCTTCTGCCGCTGTGACGGTAAAGCTGAATGAACCGCCATCAGGAACGAGAATCGAACTGCCAGCCGAAATGGCAATCGTGCAGTTCGCAACGGTTGGCACAGTGACGACGTATTTCGGAATGCCGACGGCCGATTGTTTTGGCACAAAGTTGATATTGGAAAGCGCCGTAACCGCCTCAGCTGTCGGTGCGACGGGCAGAAGCTCCACGCGGATGTTGCCGTCCACGACGAGGGCGAACGTCGCCGCGCCATCCGTGATGTCGGTATCCTTAGCGACGATGCCGATGGCGTTCGCATCATTGCTCGGCCAGATGGCACCTTCGCGAAGATAGAAGCGGTTGTTTTCCTTTTTGATGAAGTTCGACACCTCGGCCGTGGCTTTTTCCTGCTGGCGCGGGATGCATACGGATGGCCCGAGAACGAACGAAATGCTTTTGTCCCGGATGCATTTTTCATGAACGACGGCTGCGTTAGACATGGTTTCCTCCTATGGATTTTCCTGAAGTTTGAGTCCCTGACTCTGAAGGGTAACGGCGGCCAGTTTTCGGCCAAATTCTGCGTTTGCCACGCCCGGCTTTGCATTGGGTTGCACTGGCGGCTCTGGTTGAGCTCCGGCTCCGTGGATTGCAAACCCATTCTGGGCCTTCGGCTGGGCCTGTTCGGGTTTGAACAGATACGGTGCCTCCTTGAGCAGTCGCACCTGCTGTTCATAAAGGCCGGTCAGATTGCCGGCGTTATCGAGCGACACCTTGTCGAGGTCGAGCTGATCCATGACGATCTTGACGTTTTGCGGTTTCTGCTCGGCTTCCAGAAGCGCCTGTCGCACGGCAAAACTCTTTTTTGACGCCAGAAGCTCGGCCTTATAGCGGTCTTCGGCCTCTTTGTTCTGAGCCTGAAGCTGTTCGATCTGGAGCTTGAGCGACCGGCTTTCGGTGTTGGCCGCTTTGAGCCCTTCCAACTGGCGGTTGCGCTCTTCGATTGTCGCGCGGGCACGCTCGAGTTCCGCATTGGCGGCTTCGAGTTTTGAGAGCGCATCCGAGGCCGGCTTGTATAATTCCAAAATAGAGGCCGCCTGTTCAGGTGATAGACCGAGTTCAATAAGTTCGTTTTTATTCATAATTTACACACTCCAAAAAGATGATTCTGTGGTGTCATTTCATCTTAAACGCGCATCGCGTTGACTCGCCAATTGTCACGACAAACGGACACAAACTCAAGCATCTATTGGAAATCTATTGGAGTCTTTTAACATAGCTTAATAATATTAAATTGTTAATTAACAAACGTCTGTTAAGACTATTTAAATGACAAAACGGCGCGGATCCGATAGAATTTTTGTATTGAACAGAGGGGCAAAATGGATAAACTTACGGTCAGCTACTACCTGCCAGAAATACTCGTAAACAAAATCGATGAACGCGGAGCCATTTCCGGGAATCGAAGCCGTCAGCTTTGCGATGACCTCTGCCAATTTTATGACATGCTCGATTTTGGGCTCAAGGCGGCGCTTCGCGTTCTGAATGCCGATGAACTCCGCATCGTCATTCAGTCCATTCAGGCGCGTGCTCTCACTTCGCTTCCGACACTTTCGGCTTCCAAACCGATGCTCGTCGACGTCGTGTCCCGGTTTTCACGTGATGGTGAAGCCGTCGCCAATAAAATCGAAGCATTCGACAACCTGACCTGCTACGCGCTCTTTGACTGGGCGCGGGCCAATGCGTGAGAGAATCAGAACCATGAAAAGCGGACTTATTATCGTCGAAGGCAACATCGGCGCTGGCAAATCTACCTTTGCCAAAACACTGGCTAAAAAACTTGGAGGCATCTACATCGCCGAGCCCGATGAAACATCCAACCCATACCTCGCCGACTACTACTCCGATCCGGCGCGCTACGCGTTTAACATCCAGATGTTTTTATTGTCGCGCCGTTACCGGGCTCACCTCGACGCACAAACCGCCGTGCGCAATCGCGGAGAACGCTTCTTTGTGATGGATCGCTCCTATTACGGCGACGTCTGCTTTGCCAACGTCCAGCATCAGCTCGGTTACTTTGACGACCGCGATTATTCAACGTATCTGGCGCATCATACGGACATGAAAGTCCACGTCGAGCCGCCTGCTGCGGCAATTTTCCTCAATGTCGATCCGGCCATTTGCAAAGACCGCATCTCCAAACGCATGAGCGAGAAGTTCGGACGCAGATGTGAATCCGGCATCGAGCTCGATTATCTATCGCGATTGGGCCATGAAATCGACGCGCTTCGCCATAGTCTTGAAGGTAAAACCCTCGTCAAATCCCTCGATTGGAACGAGGATAAGAGCCCACTCGAAATCAAATGCAGGTGCAACGAAATCGCCGTCGAACTCAAAGTCCGGGATGCGTCCGTCTACGATTTCTGGACGGGCACGAACGGCATCGGCGCATAACGGAGGATTTATGACCATCAGCGACCTCATTGCCCAACTGACACGGCTTCAGAAAGAAGTCGGTTCCTCTGCCCAGGTCAGGCTTTGCAGTGCCTACAACAGCCTGGTCAATCCATTCGATTCGTTCGACGTCCGCAAGCCGACGGACGGCAAAGACGTCTACCTTGTGCCAAGCGATCGATGGTTACGCAGTGACCTGAAATTACTTGCACGGCGCGAGGCACTGCAATGACGTCGATTCTGCTTTTCCTCAATCTGGTGTGTCCGGCCCATGATGCAGTCTTTGTCGATGAGGCAATGCACTGCGTGGCCGTCTGCGTTGGTGGGCTCGGCCCGAGTCCGTGCGTCGTCGATGGTCATTCGACGACGGCCTGCTTTGAAGACGACGGCCAAACCTCCCTTTGCGACGCCGAATGGATCGTCGTGCCGACGGAGGCCGCGCCATGAAGCAACTCGAACACGACGAACAATGCACCCTGATGAAGTGGTGGGCGCTTTCCTGCCGCAGTTTTGGCGTTGCGGAGTCGCTTTTATTTGCCATTCCAAACGGCGGCGAACGCAACGTCATCGTGGCGTCACGACTCAAAGCCGAAGGCGTCCGCGCTGGCGTCCCTGATCTCTTTCTTGCCGTCCCACACGGCGATTTGGGTGGCCTATTCATCGAAATGAAAAAAGCCAAGGGCGGCCGCGTGTCGCCCAATCAGAAAACCATGATCCACGAACTCAAATCACGCGGCTACGCTGCTGCCGTCTGCAAAGGTTGGATGGAAGCGAGCGACGCCATCGAAAACTATCTGAAAGGAGAAAACACATGACCGCATTTCCCGATTGCAGACGCGACTACTGGTACAACGAAGAATTTTTGAGCGATGATGATGAAACGGAGGACAACGATGCTGAGTAAAGTCATGCTCATCGGCCGTCTCGGCCGCGATCCGGAGCTCAAGACCGGTCAGTCTGGCAAGCCGTACACGACGTTTACCGTGGCCACAAACGACGGCTTCGGCGACAACCGCAGAACCGACTGGCACACCTGCACGGCTTTCGGTCAAACCGCAGAACTTGTCTGCAAGTACCTCAAAAAAGGATCGCTCTGTGCCGTCGAAGGGCGTCTGCAGTACGACAGTTACGAAAAAGACGGCATTAAACAGAAAACGACGAAGATTCTGGCCGACCACGTCACGTTCATCGGCTCAAAAGCTGATAACGCCGACGCCGGGCTAAACCAGCCTGCGCAGCCATGGAGCGACGATACGTTTGAAGGCATCCCGGCACCAAACGGGGCCACATCGGACATCGGACAATCACACGGTTTGGGCGGCTTCAGCAGTGAAGACATCCCGTTTTAGGGGCTGACCATGGCAAAACTTTATGACCAGCGCAACTCGACCTACGTGCACATGCTCGATTGCATCATGGCGCGGCTCATGTACCGCCTGCACACGCCCAATCAGCTGGAGCTTTTCATCCGTGACCACGGCTGGATCGCCCTCGATGACGTCTGTGGCTGGCGGCTCAACAAAGATGCTCGCTATAAGCCCATCGAGGATGAGCCCTGCACGCAAAGGCTGGAGATGCCAATCGGAGAACAACAATGAACAAGCTGATTAACCGCCTTTATGAAGTCAACGCCGAAATCGAAAAGCTGGATGGGGAACGCCGCGCCATTATTCAGAAGCTGAATAGGCGCATTGAAGACATCGATAACCTGAAAGCCTGCTGTTCTGAAATGCAGAATGAATGCGAGACACAAGAACGGCTAGAAAACGACGGCCTGGATGATGTGGAACGCGGCATCATGGAGTTGGCTACTTCGTTTCCCAGAGGTCTGGAGCATTGCAACATGCGAGCGTTCACAATTGAACAGCGCGAAAAAGTGGGCGAACTTGTCGGCCGTGGGCTTCTGAAACACATCGTCATCAACCGACATTCGTATTACCAGCCTGTGAATTGGAGAAGAGAGCAATAACAAAGCCCGCCAAATTGGCGGGCTTTCGTGATTATCCGATGTAATGGGTTTGCGTATATTCGCTCACGTCAATCAGCGTGGGCTTTTCCAGTCGAATGGCCGCATTGATAACGAGTCGAAATTCGCTGAGCAGAACACAGGCATCGTCCTTATATGCCGAATAAATCAGCTCAAAGAAAACATTGGGAACGACAAACTGACTTGTCGATGGCGGCTCCACGTCGCCATCTGGTCTGAGCCGTTTCGATGGCTCATAATTCTGAACCAGTACGAGATGGCGCGCAAATTCATCCGGCTTCTCCATTCGATGAATGCCGACAACGCGATACAAACTAAGTTTTACGACGCGCGACTCATCCGCAGATCGGACGAATAAACAGTTTTCTGAACATTTCTCCATTTCATACCTCCAAAGCGCTCCGGCTAAGGCTGCGGATAGCCATTTTTCGCGGCGTAATCTTCAATGTCAAAGAAATCTGGCTGTTGAAGCATGACAATGCTCTCGATGCAGTTCATGTTTGATCGAGCCAGAACGTACAAGTCTTTGTTGAACGCCTCAAATACCAATGGTCGATAGACTTCTGGGACGACGACTGTCGAGTCGATGCCTTTTTCACCTTCGATACATTCCCTCAAAACCGCCTTGTATTTAGCCTGTTCATTCGGCTGATCGAGATGACCGATCGACATGACCCGGTATAGCTTCAGAAGGGCTATGCGTTTGTTATCTCGGTTTGGTAAACAGATACTATTGACCATAACAACCTCTATTCTCTGAACTGTTTATCAGTGAGCCGACTAGTGTTCCACAATCCGTTTCTCATCGGATTCGCGACTGATCGGGATGATTTCCGGAAGCACCGATTGAATCACGGAGCCATTTCCGTCGCTGTGGAGCGAAACAAAGATTCTCGAGTGCTCGTGCAATGATTTGGAGACGTATTTATAAAATAGCTCATCCGCAATCACGTTTTTCAGCGAATGGGTGACATGCATTTCCTGAATAAAGCGTTCACCATCCGTGGGATCGATGAAGTCAATTTCATATTCAAGAATTTTGTACGCGACGCAAGCCGGCCTTTCAACCTCATGCCATCGAATGGCAACCGCTACGAGTTCATAGAATTTCTTGCCATTAATCACCACTGAATTAGCCATAACATACCTCCGTTCTATGGGTGAACAATTTCACGTGCCAATTTTAGCAGTCGCGCAGGTAGCTGGCAAACAGAAAAGCCCGCTCACGCGGGCTTTTGATTCAGTAGATGGGGACGAAATTCAACGTCGGAAAGTAAAACGGTTTTTTTTCCTTATATCCGTGTTCAAGATAATAAAGAACGTACCCCTTCACATCGGCAACATACTCATCCCAATCCTTCTCATCTTTAGCCTTAAAATGCATACATGGTCCAATGTTCCCGGGTTTATCGGGCCAGACACTTTTAATCCATTCACGAAGCTCGTCATCTTTTGGGTGCCAAAGGGATTTAACATCGTACGGCATTGACATTTTGAACCTCGCTTAACAAAGACTTATTAAAAATTGCCAAGAATTTGCCAAAAAAATCGCAAAATCGATTTTCTAACACCTTTTTAATCTTTTCGTTACCGTTGTCAAGCAACTGAGCCAGAGCAGATACGGCTTCGTGATGAAATAGACCATATTCATTGAACGAGTGCCCTGCGCTGAAATTTTCATTCTGGGCAAACGAACAAATGATTTCCTGAAAAGCCAGAAACTGCATTTTTTCTGTTCCGTTGAGTTGATATATCGTCTTTCCGTTGAATGCCTCCTCAAGCAGTACGCTTTCAAATTTCTGCATGAATGCGAGTGAACTTTCTTGAGTCCATTCAGCTTCAAAAACATACTCTTTTCGCAGTTTTGCCCAATCTGAAGCCGCATCATCCACAAAAGGATCTACTTTGAGTAGTTTATCCAGTTCTGACCTGTAAATTTCGTCAAAAGCTAATCGATCCTCATATCCTAGATGTGCGACATCGACATCAAATTTCTCAGCCAACACCTCTCGCAAATTCTGATAGGCATACGGACACCGCCGATAGTGCATGGCATGCGTGATTTCGTGCGCGGCTACATGTGGACGGGCATTATACATAAGCCGAACAATGCCACGTTCACCCACACCAGGAATGTCAGCCTCTTTCACATATGGATCGAATTCACCTGTCCCCTTGGTGGAAAGTTCGCCCTTGCTTGGTGCAAACACGACGGTGATTTCGTCGCCATATAGCTTCAGATATTTCTCCTTATAGTCAAACGCCTTGACCGCGAGTTCTTGGGATGGCAATGTCTGACAATCCATCAGAATCCCCTCATAGAATGCGAGCTTTCGCAGTTGGGCCGCCGTCGGCTTTTTGCCTCCCCGTTTGGCATTTTCGATTGAGCTTTTCAGGCTTGCAATGGCTTTCACGAAATTCTTTCGTTCCTTTTCCTGATCCACATCCATGATGTTCAATTCATCTGGCTTCGACATACCGAAGATGCCAGAAGACAGATCAAAACGCCTCAAAAGGTGATTCACATATGCCTTCACCCCCTCCACCTCTCGCTTCACGCGTGCCCAGAGCCTGCCGATGGCAGTCCGAGGCGCGACGGCGTCTTCAGCGGTTTGGACGAGTTCGGGGAACGGCGACGGGGTGGCCTGCGCGATGATGTCGGCGTCGGGCAGGTCTTTGGAGCGGCGAGCTTCGCGTTTGGCTTTGTCGTCCGCGATTTTGGCGGCTTTGGCGTCGATTTCGTCGCGGTCTGGCTTTGGAACGGCCGGATCGAGCTTCGCGGCACTGGCCTGAAGTCTGGCCGCCTCGAGCTCGCGTTCGCGGAGGTCAAGACTTACCTGCTCGAGACGTTCGGCCTCAATGGCGGCGCGGGTTTCTGTCATGGCGGCCCCTTGTGCTTCCATTCGCCGGTTGAGGTCTTCGAGGCGCTTGAGCTCGTCGCTGACACGGTCGATCTGCACCAGTTCCCGTCGCATGTCGGCATCGAGGGCGAGCGTCTGGTTTTCGAGCTTTTCGGCCAGTTCTGCGCGCCGGACGACCGACTGCGTATCGGCGGCGGCGCGGTTGGCTTCCTGCACCGTGAGGGCCGGTTTCGGGGCATTACCGGCCGGTTTCTGGACCGCTGCATCGAGTGCCTTCACGTCGTCGTCATCGAGGCCGAGCGCCGCCAGTTCGTCATCGTCGAGCTCGATGTTGGAATAATCCCACTGGTCGTCACTGCCCCAGTCGATGACGGGCACGGTCACGCTCCGGCAGTTCGGATGGATCGGCGGGAAATTAACGCCCACACGCGCCTCGGCGACGTTGAACATCTTGCCATTCAGGTCGTGGCACACCGAGCACGTGCGGTTATCGATAGCCGCAACAAACTTGTACTTTTTGACGCCGTTTGCCTTGTATTCGGCCATCGCCGCCTGATTCGACAGGTGATTGAACTCGGTGCGCACGAGGCGCAATGCGTTTGAATGGCTCACGTTCATGCGCGTCATGAGGTCGGTTGCCATATCCATCGCGCCTTTGTTGCGCGCAAAACCCTCCTCGATGACCTCTCGGGCTTCCTGAATGAGCTTGTCCTTGTCGGCCCAGATGCGGTCTGAAAAGTCGCTGTGCTGCCAGTTCTCGCGAGCGGCGCGCATGACCTGTTCGGGGCTTCCGACGCCGAGCTTGACATCGACGTCGCCGAGCTTTTTGAGGTCGTCGGCGTTCATCTTGAGCCCCGTGTGAATGACCTGATTCACGTGGGCATCGAATGACCGTTGCTGTTTGCCGCCAAGCTGTGCGATTTCGGCCGAAATGTTCGCCTCAAGTGCCTCTTTGCGCGTCAGTTCGCGGACTTTGGACAGACGTTCCCACTCGGTGTCGTACTTTTTGAGCGCACTGTTATTGGGATCCTTGCGCATCATCTCCTGAATGACGGCGCGCTTTCGCGAAAGTTCTGCCTGAAACTCGTGCAATTCGCCGCGACTGAGCTTCTGGCGCGCCTCTTCGGCGCTCATGCCGGCCGCGTTCCCGAAGTCGCGGTAGAACTGATCGATTTCCTGACGCACCCTGTCGCGCGCCGTCCGATAGGCTTTTTCCTGTTCGGCTTTCATCTGGTCTCCGTCGCGGTCATTGGCGCGCACGCGCGACTGCGCACGGTCGTTCCAGTACTGTTCGACCTTTTTACGGCGCGCCGCGATTAGAGCGGCTCTGTTCTGCTTTGAACTGCGCGCCATAGCTTAGGCCTCCGTCTGCGCGTCAGCCGGGGCGTTGCGGGGTGTCCCCGCTTCCTGAGGGGGCGCGGCGTATGGCTCTGCCATAGCCGCGTTGGGGGACACTTCCCCCGCCAAATTCTCACTCAAATCAGCGCCGTAATCCTCCTCCTCAAGGTTGCGGAGCTCGTCTTCGACCGACGACACCCACGGATGGTTGGCCAATAGCGTCTTTTGCGACAGAAGGTCTTTGCTCTGCACGAGCTCGCTGATCGTCTCGGCCTCGTTCACGCTCACGTCGGTGTTGAAGACGAAATCGACATTGATGCCGTCGAAACTACCCAGCCGCCGCGCCGCCGCATCGACGTTCACGAAGTACAGGAGCGCCTCGAGCGACGACGCAAACTCACTCCCCATCGCCGCACAGTTCATGTCAAGGTCGCTGTAACGCAGGCGAATCGCCACACCGGACGTGTTCCCCTGCGCCGCATCCTGCGCATCCACACCGCACGCCGCGTCATAGATATCTTTCCGCAGGCGGCTCAGATGCGCCTCGCTCGCCGCCGTATCGAGCTGCACCTGCTTGATCTCGATGTCGCCGCCTTCGCCCACGAACGCCACACCCAGCGTATGCAGATTGTGGATGAACTTCGACGTCCCGCGCCGGTCGCTGTCCTCGGCGCTGAAATTCTCGGACTGCCCATCGTATCCGCGCACGACTTTGAGCGAGTTCGGCGCGTCCTTGATGGCATTCGACATGTCCGAAACGATGTCGTCATAGTCGTCGATGGCTGTTTTGATGTACCTGAGAAGCGGGATTTCGCGGGCGTTGTACTTGAACGGCACGAACGGCACGCGCCCCCAGTCGGCATCGATGCGCTGCCCGTTCTGCTCCAGCACGATGTGCGCATGCTTCGTCTCGGCCGTCAGCTTGCCGCCGTCGAGCACATACGCGGTCATCGTGTGCTCATCGTAGACTTCGACGTGATACGAACGGTCGTCCGGCGCGTCCTTGTAAACCCTGATGACACCGCGAAGCTCAATGTGGTCGCCATCCTTCCATATCGGGATAATTTCGCGCGACGGAATCGACTTGAACGCAAGCTCCCCCGCCTCGTCGTAATAAACCTGCAGCCACGCCACGGCGCAGATAATGGCCTCGGTTGCAAGCGCCCGCAGACGCCGCAAAAAGGCTTTGTTGAACAGCGCGTTCAGGCGTTCGCTGTAGTGTTCGTCTTCGCAGTTGATGCTGAGCGGTTTGGCCAGCAGATAGCTGACTTTCTGATCTACGAGCTTGCCGAAAAACGGGTGCGCAATGCGCGAGTTCGACAGGCGTTTTGGCTCGATCTCTTCGCCGTTGTTGCCAATAAAAAAGCGCCGCCGCTGGCGGATGTCGTTGTCGTTTTCGTAATAGCGCGCCGAAACCTCCATGAAGGCCTTGCGCGGGTCTTTCCGGTCGCGGTTGATCTGGTCGAGGATAAACTCCGGCGTGAATTTATAATCAGGCATGATTTGCGTCTCCAAATAATGCCAAAGCCGCCCACCACAAGCGTTTTGGCGAGTTGAAAGAGACGCGATGCGCGTTGATGCCTTTGAATTGGATGTTTTGGGAGGGGGCGCGAGCCCCCTTCGCGGCTATCTCCCGCTGGTCGATACGCCGCTACCCTCAGAGCGGGGCCTCAGACGCCGGCCCCGCAACGCCCGGGCTCAGCCACTCCCGAGCCGTTTGCTTTCAATCAGGAGCTTAAAGCGCTCCCATGCGTATTCTCCGGTTTCGCCCGTCACTTCGTTGATATCGTTTCCAACAAATGGACGCGGACAGTGTTTGCCAGTCACGTCGAAGTGCCTCACAATGTGATCCATCGCGATGTCGTATTTCTCAGCTAGTTCCGCGATCAGGGTTGCGCCATCCTCGATGACTTTGTCGGTGAAGTACCAGTCGCAGTCTTCGACGGAATGGGTGCGCGTGTCGCGTTTGTGCTCGACGAGGTCAACACCGAGCGCACGGCTGTTGCACGCGGCGCATCTGTTCGTTTTGGCGTAGGCGCAGTGCCATGCGCAATGCCGGTCTTCGACGGTCTGATAGATGCCGTCGTCGCCCACGAGGTAGTGCGTCGAAACGGTGCGCTTCCATGTCTGCATGGCTTTTGCCGTTTTCTCCGCGCGGCCTTGTGAACCATAATCGCCGGTGTAGTGCACAATAATCCACTCGACGGCATTGTGGCCGCGATAACCAAAGCGCGACTTTGTCTTGCCGTCTTTGGGATCGACAAAGGTTCGTTCCTTGATGATTTTTCGAATGATTTTCATGGTCGTTTGCGCTCCATCAAAAGCTGAATTGTCATCTTCAGATCTTGCAATGTGTTCTGAAACTCCTGAAAAGCCTGCGTGTTAGCCTTGAGCGCGTCTGTTGTCTGAGAAAGCAGTTTTGCTGACTCACTTGCGTTCTGTGTCATCAGCTTTGTAGTTTCATCCGCATTTTGTTTGACCGTCGTGCGCAGTTCCTTTTCCAACGCCATTTGCTGTTTGAACAGGTAGACAACCACGACGGACAGAATTGCGACGATGGCATAAAGTCCGTAAGTCGAAAGGCTCTGGGCGATGGGGGTGACAGTTTCCATTTAGTTCTCCTGAATTGCCACGACGAGCGCATTGTGTTTTGCGGCGCACACGTCGAAAGACTCCATAAATTTTGAAAGCAGCCGGAGGAGGTCTGCATTCGTGTTGAGTTCATCGACATCCGGTCTGACACATGGCTGCATCAGGATTTCCGGCTGCTGTAAGCGCATCGTTTCCGTCACCACGATATGTTTCGGTGTGGCACCAGAGCAGCTTGCGAATGTCATCAGGCACAGGATCGCAAAGCCAATCCACCGTTTCTTGTGACTCCATGTGTGCGAGTTCATCCATTCTGGCTTCATGATTCTCATGCGCCACCTCCGCATTTTCGGTGTAATCCGTGATGGCGCGATCAAAACGATGAGCAATCTCAATAATGCGCTTTCGATCGGCCTCAAGCGTGGCTTGCGCCAGATCAAGTTGCTCCTGAAGCGTCTGCGATTGGGCTTGAGCCGCCTCGACTTCGGCAGTGCGCACGGCGATCTGGTTGCGTTGGCACTGCGTCACAAAAAGCAAAATGAGGGCAGTCGCCGTAAGCAGCGCAATGGAGATCGCCGAGGGAGAAAGAGACATGTACGCAATCCTTATCCAAAATCGGGCTTAAATGCCCGTGTTACCCAAAAGGATTGCAGTAATATGAATGTAATTTCAAGAAACTATTGGAAATCTATTGGAGATCACAAACATTCGTTTCGTTCTGCCAGCACTCAAACAGCCGTTCATCACGAGCGTTAAAAGCAACACGCCGAACCCAGTCCATGAGGGAAAACCGAGCAAGAGTTCCGGCGGCATCAAGGACATCAGCAATATGCGTAGCTCGGGTGGAGTCGCCGTATAATCCGGATTTGCGCACATAGGTACTCAAGTACTCATCCGACCATATCGCGTCTTCGCACGATGCCAGGGCACGCCCTCTAAAAATATTCGCAACATAACGCGCATCTTCGACAGTCAGCATCGTCTGCAGTCGCTTAAGTCCGTCCCGGAGCATGAACCAGTAGGCGTTCAAATCGCGTTGAATCTGTGTCGAACGGTTCAGCCCCGTTTGGGCAGCCCGCGTGTCGAGCTCGCCAATCTGACACTCCGTCAAAGACAAGCTCACCGGCTTCTTTTTCTGGTAAAGCATGATTTCACCGGGCTGGATGTATTCAGAGTCTTTTGTTGTCTTTTTGTTCACATCGATTGTCATGATTAGTTCACCCTCCACTGTCAAAATTTCAAAACATGCATTTTCTTAACAAATGCACGCGGTCAGTTTAACAGACGTGTGTCAAATTTCAAACCACAATAGCCGTTTTAATTCATTATTATAGTGAACGTGTGTTTACTTTTTTGTTTGCGTGTATGTTACGTTCAAATTTGTTTATTTCAAAGGAGGATTTGTGAGCGAAGTACCAACAAAACTAGAAACGGAATCTGATCAGGAGTTTGAATTGTTTGTGACATTCATCGATCCGGAAAACAGTCCGCGACCCATGAGAAGCATGGGGGATGTGTGCAATATAGCGGGCATCTCACAAAACGTCGTTCGAGAAATTGCCACCCGAAACCGCTGGCAGGCTCGCGCGCTTTCGTATGACCTGAAATTGATCAAACAGCGTCAAAATAAACCAACGCAGGATCCGGCGCAGGTCGTCGCAAACGCACTCATCAAACTCGCCGGAAACACGCTGGCCGGAACCGCCCCAAAAGCCGCCAGCGATGAAAAAACCATCACCAAAGCGGTCAAACTTATCGAAGGCTACCGCAAACTTAAATAGGAGGATTCATGCAGACATCATTCGTCATGCGCAAGGTGGACGAACTCATCCCTTATGCCCGCAACGCCCGCACTCACAGCCCAGAGCAGATTTCCAAACTCGCCGGTTCCATCCGTGAATTCGGCTTTCTCAACCCCGTCGTTATTAGCGGCGACAGCGGGATTCTGGCCGGACACGGCCGCGTTCTGGCCGCCCAAAAGCTCGGCCTCGATGAAGTTCCATGCATCATGGAAACACACCTCACCGAGTCACAGCGTCGCGCCTACATCCTCGCCGACAACCGTCTTGCGCTCGATGCCGGTTGGGACGAGCAGATGCTTGCCATTGAGCTTCAGGAACTCGCCGACATGGATGTCGACCTGAACTTGCTCGGCTTTGATGATGACGAGCTTGCGGCCCTGCGTGGTCTCGGCGGCGATGAACCCGATGCCGAGGCCACGGAAGACGAAGCCCCCGCCGAAATCGATGAAGATGCCCCGACCATCACACAGCCCGGCGATATTTGGCTTCTGGGCGAACACCGCCTCATCTGCGGCGATTCGACCGACCCTGAAACAGTTAAAGCGCTTCTTGGCGACGATGTTCCGAACCTCATGGTCACGGATCCGCCATACGGCATCAACTACGAGCCGAACGCGACCGGCGGACGCACGGGCAAAGTGCTCAATGACGACCGCGACGACTGGACGGCAGCCTACAAACTCTTTCCCGGAAACATCGCCTATATCTGGCATGCGGCGCTTCACACCGACGTCATCTACTCCAATTTGCGCGCATGTGGCTTTACGCTCAATTCGCTGATTGTCTGGAACAAGTCACAGCTCGTCCTTGGGCGCGGCGATTATCATTGGAAACACGAGCCATGCGCTTATGCCACGCGAGGCCCGCACAACTGGCAGGGCGACCGCACGCAAACCACCGTCTGGGATATTCCCGTGATCCGCTGCCTCGATGAGGGCGAATGGGGACACGGCACGCAAAAGCCCATCGAGTGCATGAAACGGCCTATTGAAAACAACACCGAGCCGGGAGAATATGTCTACGAACCATTCAGCGGTTCCGGCACCACGTTCATTGCCGCTGAGCGCACAAAACGCCGCTGTCTCGGCGTCGAACTTTCGCCGGTCTACTGCGACACGATCGTCCGCCGCTGGCAGCAGGAGACCGGCAAACAGGCCCACAGGAAGGCCGACGGCGTCGCGTTTGATGAGCTGGAGCCTGCGGAATAGGGCAGGCTCTTTAGCGGTTCATCGCTCCACCATGAAAATATTTTTATATCCATCCGCATGAAGCTTTTCGACTGCGCGTTCGGCTGAACGTCTCGTCTTGTGTTGAGATATTCTGATACCAAGCGGCGCGTCGTTGATAATGAAAAATGGCTTGTTCGGCTCAAAATCAATGTTTGTTTCGCTGAATTTTACAGCAATTTCAATGGCTTCAACTTCGTTTGCAATGCGTTTCTGAATACGATTAAGTTTCATGTTCAAACCCCTTCAAATCAAGGCGTGGAGCCGTTCCGCGCCGCGTGACACGGTCATTCGCTCTGCTTTGAAGGGTTAGCAAGTTAAAGATGCTTAAAAATTCATCTTTTTCTACCACCCAAACCGAACGACGCCGAGACCTTCAGTCGCATAGCGCAGGGCGTCGATGAGGTGGTTGAATTCGTCGACGGGAACGGCCGTCAATTGGCCGCTCATGCGGTCTTTCGCCCAGACATAGTTTGAAAACTCGACGATGGCATTCGTGCACTTCGGGTGAATCACGATGTGGTAATCCTGAAGGCGCGCAATGCCGTCGCGGATGCTGTTGGGGCCTTTTTTGGCCGGTTTGATGCGCGACAGACCGCGCTTTTTGAGTTCGGCAATGGTGCCCGGTTGTGCCGAATCCGCGATGATTTCGGCATTCACAAAGCCAAGGTCTTTGACGGCGTTGTACATGTCGTCGATGTACATGTGCGTCCGGTAGATTTCATCGCATACGTAGATTTCGCGCTTTTCGCTGTCCACAAGGATGTGCACAAAAGCCGTCGGGTCGTTGCTGAATCCGAAGTCCATCCCGAAACGGTCGATGTACTGCCGCGTGCCATAGTCGACGAACTCACCGCGAAGCGACTGCGCGTCGAACTCGCGCACTTCCCAGTTTTCAAAGATGAGGCCTTCACTGATCCCCCATTCGCCGTTGCCCTCGATGGCAAAACGGCGCGGGTTTTCGGTCTTCATGCGTTCAAAAATGGCCACGTCAGCCGCTGAAAGCCACTCGTTGCAGGTGTAGTTCCGCGTGATGGCCATGATATCGGTGTTGTCGGCGGCGTCGAAAAAGCGGCGCTTGATCCAGTGCTTATCGCTCCACGGATTGAGCGTCAGCGTGTGCTGAATGTACAGACCATCCGGCATAATGCCGCGAAGGGACATATCGACCTTGTCGAACGCGCTCTCGTCATTGACCTGAAACGCCTCTTCCCACCAACACCAGCAGATGTGACCTTCGGCGGCGACGATCGACGTGATCGACTGCGGATCATCGAGGCCGCGAAACAGAATCTTCTGGCCCGTCGGCTTGTACGTGAACTCGAGTGGGGCCGTCGTCGCCTTCCACAGGCTGTGCACGCCGATCCGGTCAATGGCCCACTGGATCTGCGCAAACGTCGAGTTCCTGTGTGTGTTGAAATAGCGGCGAATGACGAGCGTATTTGCTTTGGGCGTGCGCATCATGCGCATGACGATCCAGAGCGCCGTCGTCGTGCTTTTCTTTGAGCCACGTCCTCCCTTGACAACGCGGTAACGTCCCTTAAAGCGCCAGAACGCGTCGTAGTCCTTGCCCATGAGTTCGGCTACGTCGATGTGAATGTCCGGCATGTCTCCCCTCAACCATCAAGTGGATCGTTGGATATGAACATGTTGACCTGTCCGCAGCTTTCCGTTTTCTGCAGGCCGGTCAGTTTGTCGAGCCCGTCGCAAAGCTGTGCGACGGCGGTCGTCGTCTGCGAGGTCAAAATAGGAAGCATCAGGATGCGCTGGGCTTCGATGAGCACTTGTTCTGGCGACATGTTGTCCGGCGGGTTCTGCATCATGGCAAGTGCCATGTTTTCCTGAGCGGCTCGTCGACGCTCGCGCTCCTCTGTAATGGCCTCAAGCGCCTTCATGCGCTCCTGAACCGAGCGCTCGTATGTCCATCGGTTGTGTTCGGCCTCTTCGGCTCTATGGCGCGCCTGTTCGGCCTCGTAAGCCGCAAGCACCTCCGGACGCTGAAGCAGTTTGAACGCGGCGTGCGCATTTTTGTCGCGTGAACGGCCGGCCGAGTTTGGATAGGCCTTCGCATAGGCGTCTGCGCGTTCGTCACCGGCAGCCAATGCCTGCACAAAGACCTCGTGACGCGGCAATATTTTATTGGTTTTTATTGGTTTTTTCTTTCCCATAATTACCTGCTCAAAGCCAATAACCGCGCGGATTTTAGCATAAATTCCGGCTTGTTTCAGCAAAACAGGTAATCACGGCATATCAAAAAGCTGGATTTTTGGAGATGTGTTGTGAACTTTTGCGCAATTTTATGACGTTTTTTGGCGCAAAAAGTGATCAGTTTTAGGAAATGACCGTCAGGATTTTTGCGGCAACCATGTCGTCGAACTGGTCGTCCGCCGTGTCGGTGCGCAATTTGGCGCCGCAGTAGTTCTCCATGGTGCGGGCATTGGCCTTGAGCCATTCGTCGAGCGAATCGTGAAGCCGGAATCTCATCGACTTCCAGAGGGCTTCACAGGCCCCGGTTTTGGTTTCAGCAGTGAATTCGTATCCGTCAATAAATCGCAATCTCATGTTGTTCTCCGTTAGTGGTGATTTGAATGGGTTTGAAAACTTCGCCGTAAGCCGGCCTATTTTGGCGCGTGACGGCGTTTCGTGTTTGAGTTGGGCAAGTAGGCGCTGATCAATTTCAGGCCCCGTCAGGCGGCGTTTTGCCGCCCGTTTTGGGGCGGCTTGTTTTAGGCGGCGAAACGCTGTGCGCGGCGCGTCAGGAACTCTCTGGTTTCGGCGTTGACGCCGTTGTAGAGGGCATCTTCGGTTGGCGTTGCGGCCTGCGTCGTTCCCATGTAGCGGTAGAGGCTTCCGTTCGGCGTGCGGGTCGTCTGGATTGCGATCCCGGCGGCGCGCATGTGACTGATTTGTCCGCGAAGGCTGTGCGGCTGAATGCCGAGGCGCTCGATGATTTCGCTTGCCAGCATTCCGTCGTTTTCGACGAGGAGGTTTATCAGGTTTTTCCAGTGCTTCTGAATCTTCGTGGATCCTTCGGTTTCCGTCGTGGCGTTGGCAAGGCGGCAGGATTCGTTCACAAAGTCATTGAGGAAGAGGATCCAGTTTTTGATCTTGCCGGAATCCACCGTGCCGCTGTGCTGGCGGAATTCGATGGTGTGGTGGCGAAGGTAGGCCTGAAGGTTGACTTTGAAGTAGCGGTCGCCCTGCGCGTCGGCCATATCCTCGATGCTGGCCGCGTCGATGAAGCGCCATGTATTGAATCGCTCGATCACCGATTGGCAGTATCGGTTTTCGTTCGCACGTCGGCTTTTCGGCATGAAGGCGTCGATCTGGTCTTCGAATTTAGCGTACCGCGTGCAGATCGTTTTGATTTCGGCGGCGTTCATGCTGTTGGCGTCAAAGTGGACGTGGAAGCCGCATGATTTGTTTGCGCTTGCACCTGCGGCGCTGATGGCGTCCGCAACCCGAAGAGCCTCGTCAAGGCCCTGCTGGCCGACCAAAATTGGGCTCACCACTTCGTGACCGTCTCGGACGCTGCCGTCGCGTACGATCTTCCAGTGGTCTTCATGGTCGTCGTGGTTGTACCCTTCGTCGTAGCACCGGATTCCAAGCGCCCGGATCGCCAGAAGACTCTGTTCTCTGCTGATGCCGCTGATCTCAAGTTCAATTCCAAATTTGCGTGTGAAGTCGTTCATGTTCAAACCCTTTCAAATCAAGGCGTGGAGCCGTTCCGCGCCGCGTGACACGGTCATTCGCTCTGCTTTGAAGGGTTAGCAAGTTAAAGATGCTTAAAAATTCATCTTTTTTAACATTTAACATGAACATAGATCACATTCCCCGCGCCGGGAAAATGGTGCAGAGCTTGTGCAGAAAATGCACAAGTTCAAAAAGCCCAAAATTTCGCCGTTTCAGGGCCTGTTTCATTTCAGGTGCCGGGAACACGTCTGAACGGTCAAAACGCCGTCAAAACGAAAACCAGAGGGATTCCCGGCGATGTTTTGGGCAACTCGTGACGACAGGTCACGCGTTCGGCCGCCAGAAAACGAGAAACTCGCCGTCCTGCTTAACGAACGTCGCGTCTGCGGCTGCACACAGCTGGTCGATCAGCGTCTGCATATCGCCCGTAAACGTCGTGTGCACCTTGACTCGGACGACATCGCACGGCTCCGGACGGATGCACGTCCCGTCGAAAGAACGCACAAACGCCGCCAGCGTATTCGGCTGAAGTCCGTTCATGCCAATATGACAACGAGCGCGCTGCATCTTCGCCCGCGCCGCTAACTGCTTGATTTGTTTTGATGTGAGGGTCATGGCTTTAAACCAATGTATCATAGACTGGTGTGGTTTTGAGAACTAGGTTTTGAAAAGCGCTGTTATTGATGAGCTGCTTATTTTTCAGTCTTCCCAAAACAATGCCTGGATGAACATGTGTCTGAGAAGCGTATCTTATGATTGCGTCCTGAGATGGATGGCTGAAACAATCCGCATTAAAGTCGGGTAACAACTTATTCTCTGCAAAAGCGTTGGCTTTTTCCTCAGCCTCATCCAAGCATGCGCCGACTTTTGCTTCTGTAAAAATTTCCTTTTGCGGGTCGAAAAGGATATGAGCTGCCTCATGGAAAAAATAGAACCAAAAGCGATCGTCCGAGTAATTCCATGCGAGGGCAATCACTGGCTTTTTGTTGTGCCAGAAGGATGCTCCATATACGCCCAGCCCTTTAAAGGGCGAAACAGAGACAACGGCCACACCAGCGTGCGCACAAATTTCCTTGAGTTTTGCGAAATCAATGTTTTCGAACAACATACTTCGCCTTATCGAATCCAGAGCGGCTCTGAAAGCCTTTTCAGAATACTCCACATCCATACCGACCTGCTCGGACACTCGTTCACAAGCCATAATCCATACTGCGAGAGTTTCGTTCGTCGCAGACTTTGTGTTTCTTCTGCGATAAAGGGCTGAATTTGACTCAACGATTCCAGACAAAGCCTCAAAATTAGCGACTCTGAAAAAACCGAGGAGCGTGTTGACCTTTTCCAGAAAATAACACCCATCCTTGATTAAACCTGACTTCACAAGTTCTGGATAGCAAAAACGGGTCAGTTCTGTTTTGTGCTTTTTGGCTTCAGATTCGGCTGTTTTCAGGCGTTCATTATCCTCCCATACTTTTTCAAGATTGAGCCAGAAATTAACCGAATGTCCGAAAATCCGACTGAAAGCCTCGGCGTAATCGCGGTCGATACGAGTCTTGTGATAAATCAGCTGATGGACAGTTTTAGGAAGCACTCCAAGCCGCTGGGCTAAATCGCGCTGAGACCATCCGAGATCTTCCATGTGTTCTTTGATGATCTCTCCCGGATGGGTGTCGAGAATCATCATTGCGTCAGTCGTCATGATAATCTCCTACGTAAACTATGGTGATTGAGCGAACATCAGACCAAGTCCGCGTCGCGGGATTGGCATCAATCCACTCCTGCTCTGGCCGGGCTATGAGTCTGACTTTTTCAAAAATTCTGAAGCTAAAATGATTTCTAAAATCACGGTGATTCTTGTTTTTCAGCTCGTGACAACGTCTTATGCCTGAATATTCAGGCCAAAACTCAAACATCGAGTCTGCGGTTTGCAACTCAAACAAAAGATTTTGCAATCCACGATATGCTTTAGGGCCAAATTGCTTTGTGAACTTACTTTTGTCTGACAAAAGTGAACGAATTTTGTCATCAGAAAATCCGACATTCATCCCCATAACACCTCCTGAGCATTTTCTAACGAATCGCTTGTTTAATATCAACAAAAAGTTACCCTCAAAGGTAATTTTATCATACGTGCATCGAATTGCAACAAAATCGCCCCTCTCCGCGCTTTTCCACCATCCACCCGCCTCCTACACGACACCACCCCACAAAATCGCCCAGAGACCCCAAAGAATCAAAATAAACAGCATTCCCGACACTGCTCTCCAACCCACTCACACCACAAAGCCGTTTTCACCACCCAAAACCGGCACCCGGCTACACCTGCCATCCCAAACAAATCCCATCCCATAACACCCCGTTTGGGGCCTCGCGCGCGCACGCACACGCGTATGTACGCACACACGCACGCGCGTTTTGCTTCTCTTTTTCTTTAGTTTAGTTTTTATTATATTTTATTCCTATAATGTAACGCGCGCGTTGGGGCCGACCGGACAGCCACCGGTCAGCCACCGGTCAGCCACCGGTCAACCACCGGTCAACCTCCGGTCAGCCAGAAAAATCTTCACATAAAAACTTGCATTCCGCTCCGGCCTCCGGTAAAAGCCATCCCCAGTTGGGAGCCTCAAAAACTCCGATCTACTCAGCGCTTACAAGCCGCGATATTGCTTGTTTTTTTATGCCTTATTTCTGGCCTGCTTTCTTTTTGCGACGCCGGGAGGCAACAGCCAATACAAAACCCGAAAGGGAAAGGGCTTGTTGGGTGACTGAGTACACTGTTTGAACTTCCCGGCATTTTGTCTCGCCTCATTGTGTTTCAAAACGCTTTGAGGCTCGTATAAACCACGTACTCAGGAGCCAGAAAAATGAAATCGCACGCGCCACCAGAACGCCTTTAGTGTATAAGTTTTACTGAATTTTTGTTTTTACCACTAAAGGAGCTTTTAACATGAACTTAGCCGCTTTTGAAACACTCACCGTCAAAGATGCTGAGCAGATCGCCGCCAATCACGAAACAGACGAGACCTGGGATTTCTTTGAATACCTCGCCTCAATCGACAATTCACAGCCTGTGAATTTCACTGAACAGGAGGCCGACCATGCTTAAGAAAATCACCTACTCGATGTTCACCGCATGGCTTTCCTGCCGCCAGAAGTTCGACTACCGCTACAACCGCTGCATCGTCCCCATCGAGAACATGAGCGCGCTTTCGTTCGGTTCCGGCGTCCATACCGGCCTCGAGACCTGGTTTAACACCGGCGACGCCCAATTGGCCGTCGAGATGACCAGTCGCACCGACCTCTCGGACGTCGACAACGCCAAGGCACAGGCTCTTGTGGAAGGCTACTGCAGCAACTACGCCACAGAAGACTTCACCGTCATCGCCATCGAGCACGAATTCGCCACACCGCTCACCAACCCAACGACCGGCCGCAAATCCCGCACATGGGAGCTTTCCGGCAAAATCGACGGCATCATCGAGCTGAACGGCGAGCTTCTGATCCTCGAGCACAAAACGACGTCAAAGGCCGACGCCGACTACCTCGACCGCATCGAGATCGACATGCAGCTCGTCTTCTACGCACTCGCCGTGCAGGAAACCTTCGGCCGCACCGTCGCTGGAGCCCTCTACGACGTTCTACAAAAACCCGCCATCCGCCTCAAAACAAACGAAAACATCGACGCATTCAAAGCACGCCTTCGTGACGACATCACGCCAGAAAACTACGTGCGCCGCCTCATCCGGTTTGAGCCCGGATTCCTCACCCAGCGCCACGAAATGATCTGGGCCGTCTGCCGCGAAATCGCGCACGGCACCGTCTGCCCGAACACGAGCGAATGCCTCAAATACGGCGCCTGTTCTTATCTCAAACTCTGCCGCGCCTTTGGCGACGTAGAATGCTGTTCTGACTTCTACACCACACGTGCACCCCACGAGGAGCTTTCCTATGTTTAACGAGAATCCAAAATCCATCAACGGAGTGAAGCGCGACGCACTCGACACAATCGTCGGGGCCGCACGCGTCCTTTGCACAATCAATATCAATCGGGCAGATGCCAACATCGAACTTTTCAAAACGCTCGTCACCGAACTCGCCGTCAATGCCAACGAACTCATCCTTTTGGCCGAGGCGATCGAATCGCAAAAAGGAGCTTAAACCATGGTGAAACTAACGGATATGGCCAATGACCCCGCACTTGCAAACCGCATATGGGACGCCTTCGACGCTTACTGGTGCGCTCCTCAGGACGACAAAGACTACGAGGATGACGACGACAACTACACGCAGGACGACATCGACCGCGCCATCGACGACGCCTACGACACATTCGGGACTGACCCGCTTTTTGACGGCTACGACTACTAAAACGAAACATAAGGAGAACAACCATGGGATTCACAAAAGCCACAAAACAGAACGCCACGATCAAGCTCGCCATTACCGGCCCTAGCGGCTCCGGCAAAACCTACAGCGCCCTGCTTATTGCCAAAGGACTCGGCGGCAAAACCGCACTTCTTGACACCGAATACGGCTCCGCATCGCTCTACGCCGACCGCTTCGACTTCGACACATGGGACGAGGCCGACCAGAACGGCTTCCCGCCCGAGTACTTCATCGGCGTCATCAAAGCCGCCGAAAGCGCCGGTTACACCAACCTAATCATCGACTCGCTCTCACACGAATGGAATGGGCGCGGCGGTTGCCTCGAGCTCGCCGACATGCTCGGCCGAACCAAATATCGCGGCAATTCCTACGTCGCATGGGGGGAGGTCACACCACGACACAACCGGCTGGTGGAGGCCATCGTCAGCGCCAAACTGAACATCATCGTGACGATGCGCGCCAAATCCGAATACGTCCTCAACAAAGACGAAAAAAGCGGCAAATCGACGCCCCAAAAGGTCGGCCTCGGCTCCGTCCAGCGCGACGGTATGGACTACGAATTCACCGTCATGTTTGAGCTCGACCGCGACTCGCACATGGCCATTGCAGGCAAAGACCGAACGTCAATCTTCCGCGACCCCGTCCTGATTTCCGAAGATACCGGAAAACGCATCGCCGCATGGCTTACGACTCCGAAGACCGCTACGCCAGCCGAACCCGTGCAGGCCGTTCAACCCGTCAAAAAATCCAAAATCGACGTCCGTGAGTACATAGCTCAGGACATCAACGAGCGCATCAAGAGCGGCGAAGCGCCAGAATCCATCACAAAAGACTACGCCGACATTCTCAAAACCGACGAACAGCGCCCAATCGAGCGCATGTCCGACACAGAACTGAAGGTCATCGCCACCGAGCTCTACTGCCGCAAAAATCCCAAAGCACGCAAACCCAAAAAAGCGGATGACGTCTGATTGAATGTTTTGTTTTGGGTGGGGGCAGTCCGCCCCCTACGATGCTATTGGCGCGGCGTATTGAGCAACGCGAGAAGCCGCGCCCGCTGGGCGTATCGAGCGAAGTGAGATAGCCCGCGCAAATACGCATCTACCCCCACTGCGGGGACACCCCGCAACGCCCCGTGATAACCCTACAGAGAGGAAGTGGGAACACATGAAGTGGATGATTGACTCTGACTTTTTCAGCGAACGCATCGCGTTACACTGCATTTTCCCGGTGACACCGCGAGATAGTACCGGCGAGAAACGCCTTATAACCCTCATCAACCTTCTTTGCGATTCGGTCAACGGCAAGAGCTGGCTCGATGCGGCCGACCTGTCGATGCGGCTCAGACGGCCACTAAAGCAGTGCGAACGCGTCTGGCAGCTCTGCATCGAAGAGAACGTGCTCCGGCCGGTTGACGACGGTTATTCCGCCATCGCGTGGCTTCGTGAAAAAGGCTATTTCAACGACGACTGGCGCAACCGCGAACACGACAGCGGTCAGCGTCAGAACTACCGGCATAACGGCGGCCAGCCACGGCCGCAACTGCCACAGCAATATTCAAAAAACGCATTCTAAATAAGGCAGACAGACCATGAAAATCGACGAAACACAGGATTATTTCGCGCTCTACAGCACGCACACCGCGCACATCGTGGCGCTTTTCGACAGCGAAAAGGATGCCCGCGACTACATCAGGCTCTGCGACCACCCGCAGACGCTTTTTGTCAAGCGCGTGTCGTTTTCCCAGCTCATCCGGAGCTACGAACTCTGGCTCAACATCGAACGGAGGTACGCATGAACATCGAACAGACGCGCCAGCTCCTTTCTTTCCTCTGGAGCAAGTTCCCGAACAGCCGTGCGCTGTCCGTCGAAGACAAGCAGATGACCGTTCTGGCCTATTTCGACGAGCTCTGGCAGTACTCCCTTCAGGACGCCCTCGATGCAGCGCGCTGCGCTCTCAGGGAACAGCCGCACTTCGTGCCGTCCGCCCCGGAAATCGCCCACTACGCCCACAAGACATTCGATCCGACCGCCTACCTTTCGCCGGAATACGCCAAAACAACGGCGCAAATCGACCAGCTTGAACAGAAGCTCATCGACGAACGTCCGGCGTATGAAGCGGCGTTTGAGGCGCGTGCAGATCTTAACAGTGGCGTCATTGTGAACATCATGTCACCAGAAAGACGGGCCAGATTTCAAGCCGAAGACGACCGCCTCACGGCCATCATCGAGGCATATCTCGATTTGAACGATGAGCGCCGCCGACTTGTTCAAAAGAAGGCCGCGCTTTGGCAGGCGGCGATTTCTGATGCAAGCTGGGCCTACAATTCGACAGAGAGCGCCATTGCCAATCAGGACTTCCAACAGCTTGGTTGGATAGAGCGGCGCACAGCCATAGCCGGAGCATAGCCCGGCAACGCCACGGAGGGCATCATGAGTAAAAAGGCAACGACACCCAATTACGACCGAATGACGCCCGAGGCTCTCAACGCCATCCGCTACATGCGCCAGCAGGGATTGTCTTTGCGGGAAATCGCAAAGGCCGTCCCTTATTCGACAAAGACCATCCGGCTTTGGCTTTCACGCAAATCGACCGAAACGAAATGGAAACAGCGCCGCGCTTCGCGGCTCGATATCTTCAAGACCGAAATCGAGGGCATCATTATGGACAGCCAGAAATACGGCAAACAGTCGCTCAATTATCGCGGCGCGCTCAGGGAACTGCGCAAGCGGCATCCCGAGCTTGAGATTTCGTATCCGGCGTTTTGCCGGTTTGTCCGCGAGAAATGCACGGTCGTCAAAGAGGAATCGCTGTCCGCCATCCCGCTTGAGCACGAGCCCGGCGAAGCGCAGATCGACTTCTTCGACGCCAAATACCACAAGCACGGACGGATCATCGACGGCCACGGTTTCACGGTGTCGTTCCCGTATTCGGACGCGAAGTTCCTGCAGGTCTATCCGGCAGAGAATCAGGAGTGCCTGTTTCACGCGCTGATCAAGTGCTTTGAGTTAATCGGTTTTGTGCCGCGCACGGTGCTTTTCGACAACGCCTCGACGGCGATCGTCAAGGTCGAGAAAAAGGGCCGCAAGGTGAACCCGCGTTATGCGGAATTTGCGGCGCATTTCGGCTTTGACGCGCGGTTCTGCAATCCGGCACGGGGCCGCGAAAAGGGAAGTGTCGAGCGCAACAACGAGGTGCTGAGGCGCGAGTATCTGTCGCCGCCGCCTACGATCGACGACGAAGAGGCCTTTAACACGGCACAGCTCAAGACGTGTTTCGACGCGCTTTCGGCGACGACGCACTACAAAAAGGGCGTGCTGAAATCGGATCTGTTCGCTGAAGACCGGCGAGCGGGCCTGCCGCTTCCCAAGGCGGCCTTTGACGAGTGCAAGACGCTCCGGCGCAAGACGAACAACTGCGCGCTCGTGCATGTGCGCGGCAGTGAATATTCGACGTCGGACAAGCACGCAAACCAGTGGGTGACGGTGAGGCTGGGCGCATTCACCGTCGAAATTTACGACAACTATGGAGAGCCGATCTGGACGCATCCGCGTTCTTACCAGAAAGGCTCCACGACGATTGCTCAGGCGGCCTACATCGACGCCATTCTGGCGCGTCCGCGTGCCAAAGTGGCGGCAGGCACCGAGCCCAAACAGGAAGGAGAACAATCATGCCTGGATAAAGAAAACGACATCATCAGAACGTTACTGAACACGCGCAAAGCGTCGCGTAACGAAGTCCTTGAGGACATTTTGGAAACGGAAAACATGACAGTTACCAACCCACTCGCGACAAAGGGCGCGCTGTTTGAAATCAAACCTTATACAGTCAATAAGGAGGATTATGACATCGCCATCAAAGGACACCGTTGAGTGGTGCAAACGGCTTCGGCTGGGCAGCCAGTTTGTCGAAGCCGTAACGGCCAAAAAGAGCAAAGAACGCGACTTTCTGGTGGGGCTGTTGGAAAGCGAAATCAGCCGCCGGGACGCATTGGCCATCGAGCGAAATATCAAAGCGGCCAACTTCCCGGAGTTCAAAACACTGGCAGATTTCGACTTCAGCAACGTGGAAATCCCAACGTCCGTGACGCGTCGATACTTCACGGATGCGGTGTTTGTACAGAACAAATACAGCATCTTCATGTACGGCCGCCCCGGAACGGGCAAAACGCACCTCTCGATTGCTTTGGGCATCGAGGCGTGCAAACACTTCCACAAAACAGCCTTCTACCGGCTTCCCGATCTCATAGCTCAGCTGCGCATGGCCAAGGCGGAAAACGACGCGCACTTCTACAAGCGCATCGCCAAAACCGAACTCATCATTCTGGACGAGTTCGGCTACCCGCCGCGCGAAGACGACACCATCGAGCTCTTCTTCGATTTCATTTCAAACTTCTGCTACCAGCAGAAAAGCCTGATCCTGACATCGAACCGGACGTTCAAAGAATGGCTTACCGACTTCCCGGAACCCCGCGCCGAAAAGATGGCCCAAGCCACCCTCGACCGCATCGCTCAGAACACACTTCTGTTCAACTTCACCGGCGAAAGCCACCGCGTGAACCACTCCAACCTGAGTGATTTCGCGCCCTAGAACCGAACTGTGTTACTTTAAACGATAACTGTGTGTTACTTTTAGGCGATATTATACAAGTGTACAATATCGTCGGTAAGTAACACAGGGTTATCGCCATAAGTAACACACTTGCGCGCTACGCCGTGCGCATCGCAAGGAATATGGCCGCGCCTGTACCAGATGCTGTCCATTCGCTCAGGCAGGTGTATGTGCCTACAGTTAGGTATTTTCCAGCACCCCATGTGCCGTTTGAATTTCTGGCAATTGAATATGATACATCGCTTTGAGTGATTATAACTGTATCGCCAGAATTTTTAGAGA